ACAACCTTGAAGAAGGTAATTTGAGGATTACCAGTTAAATAAACATCCTGAGCCCCGTAAGCTACTAATTGAAGAAGACCACCACCCATTTACGCTATATTCTTTATACTATTAGAGGAGAAAAAAATATGAATTAAATGTATGTATGTATTAATACCTATATTAATATAGGTATTATTTATTATATAAAAATTAATATTAATTATTCTATTATAGCGATGTTCAAAGAAAAATCATCAAAAAAAAAATATATTTCCGACAATAATGAGGTTTTTACGTTAGATGCGATGCACAACAATATTATAAAGAAGTTTGAACTTACGAACAAAGACAAAGAGGGCTACAAGATATTATTACAGGATATGGAAGTCCAGTCAAACCTCATTATGGAAAATATAGAAGCCCATAAGCATATTAACATCCACGACAAGGAATACGTGAATACTCTATGGACGAGTAATATTCTTATACGAGAGAAAATTATTGAACTTAAAAACAATATCAAAGAGTTGGAATCCTATAACGAAGTTGAATATTATAAAAATACCAGTTATATCCTATTTCAATACTACGATACTGTGGAGAAGCAGTCTGATATAAGCAACCCGCACACGTCTATATCGAATGGCGTTTGTATTTCGTCGAGCGAGTTGCTTAGCAGACAACCGAAGATTTACAAGAATGATTCGAAGAAGAAGAGAAGTTCGGTGTCAGCGACTACAATAAATGTTTTGGATGCTCTTAATAATTTAAATACAGAAAATAATTTAAAGAAACCCTTCGATGCGTCGAACTCGGCTACCGTAACGGCGACTCCTAACGTAATCGATAAAAGTTCCCTCGTAGATAAATACATGTCTATCATAAATAAAAAGTATGTTCGCAACGTCGAAGAGGAGGACATTGAGATTTGTAAGAATTGTAAGAACCCGATGACGTGCTTACAGCACGACGCAATCATCATCTGTAATCTTTGCGGATATCAAGAGTTGCTACTTGTGGAGCAGAACCGCCCTATATTAAAGCAGAATACAAAGGATACGTCGCATTTTAGTTATAAGCGAATCAATCATTTTCGGGAGTGGTGTAATCAGGTTCAGGGGAAGGAAAGCACAGATATTCCTGACGAAATATTTGAGAAGATTTTAACAGAAATAAAAAAAGAGAAGATTGTGGATACGAAAACGATAACCTATAACAAGATGAGGGATATTCTCAAACGTCTGCGGATTAATAAATATTACGAGCATATTAATTATATTATCAATCGAATCAATGGGATACCGACTCCGCAGTTTAGCCAAGAACTCGAAGACAAACTCTGTAATATGTTTCGAAACATTCAAGCCCCGTTTTTAAAACATTGTCCGAAAGACAGGAAGAATTTCTTGTCGTATAGTTATGTTTTGTATAAGTTTTTTCAAATATTAGGACTCAACGAATATCTCAAATATTTCCCACTATTAAAAAGCAGAGAGAAACTATACGTCCAAGACCAAATATGGAAAAAAATATGTTTAGAACTGAATTACGAAATCATACCGTCGCTCTAATCTAATTTAATCTAAACTAAACGCCGTTCGGGAAACCCACCATACGGAAACCAGCACCTAAACCGACGCCTTGTCTCGCACCCGCCGAAACTGCGGGGGATAGCAAGTCAAGGACGGAGAAGGTACAAGCGGCGGTTAAAGCCAACATAAAGATTTCGCTCATATCCAATTTATTATTCGGTAATATGAGAGCGACAAAGGCGACGATAAGACCTTCGAAGGCGTATTTAAGAAGTCGTATAACGACATCCCAAAAATCAACAGTGTATTCCATTTCGATTATTCTATTACTACGAGATAAAATATTTTCACGAAATATATATAAGATTTATAATCTATATTAGTATTAGAAAAAAGATATAAAATGTCCGTAGAAGAAAGCACTAATGTTGTAAGCGTAAAGGAGGTCGATTACCTCGACGAGGATAAGCCGATTCGTGGGCAGAACTTTGTACTGCTGTCTTTTTTGAGTCCCGAGGATGTCCTTGTGAATAAGGAGGCGTATATGTTTAGTCAATTCATTGCGAAGTTTAGCAAGGATATGACTACGCTACTCGATGGCATCTCGGAGAAATATAGCGACTCAAAGGACTTTGTGGATTCTGTGAAGGAGAACAATGCGTTCATCTTCGATGCGAAGGATATGAGCGAACAATATGGGTTTTACAAGTCGATTAATAATCAGGAGTTGGAGTCGTCGTATCATCGTGATAACAACTTTACGACGTCGATTCGTGGTATCAAGGTGCGAGGCGTTTTCGATACGATTGAGGAGGCTAAGAATCGCAGTGAGTTTATCAAGAAGATTGATAACAAGTTCAACATCTATATCGCTCAGATGGGTTGCTGGTGTCCTTGGTCGCCGAATCCAGATTGCTTGGAGAATCAAGAATATGCCGAAACACAACTGAATACCCTAATGAAAGAATACAAGAAGAATATGAGTGATAAGGACGTTATCTTTGAGAATCGCAAGGCATCGCTATTCCCTACCCAGAATGAGGTTGTTGTTGCGGAGGCTGCGGAGTCCGTATCTGAGGTTGTCGGCACTGATGCGACAGGTGCGGACGCAGCGGAGAATCCGATTGAAATGTCAGAACTCAAAAGCAGTATCGAACAGGTCGATGCGTGGAGTTCTCAGAAACTTGGGGTTCAATAAACATTAATTTTTTCTTATTTCTTTATATTAAGAAATGAAAGCAATCGCAATATTTTTATTATTTATAGGGTCTATAATGATTATACAAGGCTACTATACGAATAAATCTGTATGTAAAAAAGATAAAGTGATTGTTAAATATATACCACGAAGTATTTATGAGGAGCAGTTAAAACCCGCAGAAAGTCTCCAAACATTCTATAAAGGTATGTTTGAAGATATTTTATTACGTTAGTTTTTATTTTTATCCCTAATATTAGTAAATGGATATATTAAAAGATATTGAAAAAAACATTCTAAATATCAATATGTATGATAAGACTGCTGAACCTGCGAAGTTAAGTAAAATTAAGAAACTCGTCGGTGATTATTTCAAATACAAAGAGGACGAGCGTAATGCCGTTTCACAAAAAATAATGAAATACGACGAGCAGTTTAAGAATGTTAGAGAGCGTAATAATGTCGAATACGATTTATTTTTAGTAAAGAAAGAAGAACTATATGCTATATTTAAAAAAACCAAAGCATTATCGTCGTTATATGATTATTTAAATTATAAATATACGAATAGCCACCAAGATACCCCTGATATATATACATACGAATACTTCAATTTCAATGAACGTGTCGCAGTTCCCAAGAAGCCGAATGCGGACGCTGACGAAGTCCCTAATAAGAAGCCGAAAGTTCCGAAAGTTCCGAAAGTTCCGAAAGTTCCGAAAGTTCCGAAAGTTCCGAAAGTTCCGAAAGTTCCGAAAGTTCCGAAAGAACCGAAAGTTCCGAAAGTTCCGAAAGCGAAAGCCCCTAAGGTTCTTAAAGATTGTCCCGAAGGACAGGTAAGAAATCCCAAAACGAATCGATGTATAAAGGATGTAAATTATAAAAAAAATAAGGTAGTATAGAAGTAATAGAAGGAATTGAAGTGTAGAGAATGGCTAAAACTGTCGAGCGAACCTTTCGAATCAATTGGTTTAGTTTCGTGTTCGCCTTTCTATTAGGCATTATATACGTGTATATATCTTCCCCACCAATCCGAAATATCATAAAATACCCGACGCCTTATAATGCGAATAAAATCGTATATAAGAATCACGATAACCAATGCTATAAATATAACGCAGAGGAAGTTAAATGCACCGACACATCCTTAACACAGCCTATTATATAAGGAAATGGAATCGGGATGCTTCGTTTATTTTTTTAAGTTTTTATAGATTAGAATGAATAAAAGAGAGCCGTCGGGATTAAGGGTTTCTATCGACCGAATGTTTTATGACGAGACAGGGCAAATCATCGTTAGTGCGTTGTTCGGTCTCTCGTTGGCACTGCTGTTCCGACGTATCTGTAAGGACAACTGCGTTATCTACTCTGCCCCAGATATAAAAGATATTGAAGGGAATGTTTTTAAACTCGAAGACACGTGCTATAAATATACGTCGTATCCTGTGAAATGTAGTTCGACAATCGAAAACCCCTTAGAGCCGTATGATATTAATAAAACGCCCGATAATCTACTAAGTGTTCCTGGGTTCTTTGAGAGGATGTTCCTTGCGTAATATAATTTAGATTGAAAATATTATATATCAATAGATAGAATTATTAGAATGTCAACGCCGATAAGCACATTACCGCTAAAAACGCAACCATCAAACACCGCAGAAGCGAATGACATTAACGACCCAGTAGTTCAAGACGTCCTTAACGAGTTCCAAGACGAACTAATGATGTCTAAGAAATCGGCGATGCCTCAGCATCCGCAAATGCCACCGATGCCTCCACAACAGTCCTATCCACCACAGCAGCATTCGCAGCAATACCCTCAGCAAATGTATCCTCACCCGCCGATATATCCTCCTACACCGAATGGCAAGTATGACAGTATATCGGCTTATGTAGATACAGAAGTCGCAAAAAAGAGTTTAATATTGGTTATATTAGCGGTAATCATCTACCACTCGGGGATTATTAACACAGTATATGAGAAGATGCCCGATAATTTACAAGACCATTTAACGAACTTCGACATCTATATAAAGTCCATATCGCTATTCTCTATCATCTACGTATTGTCGTTTTTCGAATATATATAAGGCGGTGTCGCCGCTTACACGCCGACCCGACGATATTCACTGTTGAGATTCGCTATATAAGGGTTCGTCCTTAATGCCGTTGTAGCGGACGCAGCGGAGCCGATTATATTAAAACTTTTAAGAATGAAAAACACACATATAAAAAACGTGGCGAAGATGACAAATATAGTGATACCAAATAGAAGCGTGTAAGATAAGGCATCATAATTGTTTTTATTTATGACTACGATGGCGACGATAACAATCGCATAAAATAGCACGAAGAGCGATAATACGGATATAAACATATACTGGTTTTTATCCGAACTATAATACGCCCATAATAACGTTCCGCCTACCACAAGCGTAAGCATCGAATACCCCAATAACGTAAATATTTTTTCTACAATTTGGTCGTTTTCCGTATTTGATACAAATCCTTCATACATCTCTTATTTCTATTTCTATTTCTTAATAATAATCTATATTTTTAATTTCCTATTATATCAAAGGATAGAGAGCCTAAATACTGGTTCGTGGTGTCATATCCTCGTATATGTAGGTTCTTCGTGTCTAATCCTTGCGAACCGTATATATTCTCGGTGTGTAGTTCCCTATTATATTCAATCGGGTTCACAATATTCGTTTGTGCGTCCAATAGGTTCTCTTCGGTTATATAAGGAACGCTACCATCCGCAGAAGCAACAGACGCAGTAGCAACAGCAATCCTTGTCTTTTCTTCGAGCCGTGCCATATTCATCTCGCATTTCGAGTCGCTCGACGAACACGCTTTGCCGTCAGACGAAGAATGCGAATGATGTGGCGTTCCGCTTACATCTGTTTCCTTACTTTCTTTATTTTTGAGTTCGCTCGTATATATTCTAAAATATAGCGACAATACACAGATAGACAATATGAACCCGAGGATATTATCGACGAGTAATAGGATTAGCATACACGCTACTGCCAAATAAAATTGAATCATCGGGTCTTTCAATAGTTTCTTTAAAGGGACTTCTTTGATAATCAAAATCGATACTAATAATATTATCGCCAACCCTCGAAATGAATTAATTATCATCCTTATCTATTATTATAATTCATATAAAAAAATGATAGTTAATCTGATAAAACGAACTGCCTAACGCTTTTGATGTATTCGATATTATCCAAAAACGGCTATGGTATTTTAAAGTCCGCATTGTCCGAGAAGGATATCGAGCATATAAGGAAGGATTTGACAATGACGCCCAAGGTTAATTTCGATGCGGGTGGCAAGGGTAATGCGTCGTCGCCCGAAGATTTGACGTTTCAGTTGTATAGCGAGAATGATAAGCGAATCTATATTCCCAGATATTACGGGTTGCAAAAGTATGGCTTACCGACGCTATGTAAATTGACGAGCGGTGCGGATATTCATATTAATTTTATCGGCTCTCTACGAGACGCACAGCAAGAACCGATTGGCAACTTTTTAAAAGCCGCTAACGACCCACTAAAAATGGGTGGTATTATATCGGTTCCGTGCGGTTTCGGCAAAACGATAATGAGCCTATATATCGCTTGTACCTTAAAGAAGAAGACGATATTTATAAGTCATAAGGATTTCCTGAACCAGCAATTTTTAGATACCATAGCACAGTTTGCCCCTGACGCAAAGGTAGGAATCATTAAACAGAAGAAGGTTGATGTCGTCGGCAAAGACTTTATCATCGCCTCTCTACAATCACTGGCGATGCGAGATTATGACGATGCCATATTTGATGATATCGGGTTTGTAATCATAGACGAAGTTCATCATACAGGAGCACAAGTTTTCTGTAAAGCATTTCGAAAACTAAACAATCCTATCATTCTCGGGTTGTCGGCGACGCTGAACCGCAAGGACGGTATGCGGAAGGTATTTGAGAATTACATTGGGAAATCGGTATATACCCTGAAAAACAAGGAGTTTTGCGACGTGAATGTGCAGGTTCATAAATACTTTGAGACGCACATCGATTATTCGACGGTGAAACTGATGTGGAATGGCAAAGAGAACGGGGCGGGAATGATTAACAACGTTTGCACGTTTAAACCACGAACCGAGTTTATCATCTCGCTATTAAAAGATATTTTGAGTAAAGAACCTGATAGACGTGTGCTTATATTGAGCGAACGCCGAAATCAATTGAAAGACATTGAGAGTTATATTATAGAACATAAGATTGCGAATGGCAGCGGTAGCGACGGTAGCGGTGGCTATGGATTTTATGTGGGCGGTATGAAACAAGCAGACCTCGCAATATCCTCGGAGAAACAAATCATCCTCGCAACGTATCAACTCGCATCCGAGGGGTTTAATGTCCCTTCCTTAAATACGATTATATTCGCAAGTCCAATCTCGGATATCCAGCAATCTATCGGGCGTATTCTTCGAGAAGTTCCAGAGAAGCGAAAATATACCCCGTTATGTATCGATATACTCGATGACTTTTCGATATTTAAGCGAAAAGGAGCGGCACGTTTAAAGTTTTATACGAACAATAAATATAAGGTATCGTTTTATATGGATAATGTTCGAATCGAAGACGACCTATGCGACACGTGCGACCCGTGTGCGAATGATAATGACGCAGACGCAGACGCAGACGCAGACGGCACTAAGAAAAAGCCGATGTTTATCGAAGATACCGAGGATGATTAAGTATAGCGTATTATTATATTAGTATTATAGTAAAAGAATTAGAAAGATGAAGAACGACGGCTATTATATTCTGTTTTTTATATTTATAGGATTGTTAATCATCATATTTTATAATCGGTCTTCGCAGTCTTCTCATTTACAGCCTGTGCGGGTGCCGACACAATCGATTCATCAGTATCACACACAGCAAGACCAGCAGATGAATAAAAAAACAGATAACACAGAAACAAAGGACTATACATATAACATCGAAAATATAAATATTCACAAGGACAATCTTAATCTTGGCAACAACGAGAATAAACTCGGGCTTGGAACTGCGAATGCCAAGTATGAGCCAGAGTTAGAAGAGGTATATAGCACAACACTAAGAGGAGACGAATACGATACTGAATCATCCGATGAACTTTTTAATTATTCTATAAAACCTAATAAATCGGACTTGCCGATTGTAAATCCTCCATTACAATTACTTATGAGCAACGCACCTCTACGATTATCTGAGCGACACCTTGCGTAAAAACTAAAAAACTAATTACTAATTACTATACTTCGTTCTACTTCGTTCTACTTCGTTCTACTTCTTACGAATCCCGAGCGAGAATCTCCGCTTTAATCACAGGAGCGACACGATTAGACTTTGCGAATGTGTCAAAACTTCTCAGAAACGCTTCTACCGTTTCGACCGTATTCACATCATACGAGTATGTGAATGGGTTCATATTGTAATATATATTATAATCTTTCGAAACTCTTAGATTTTTCCAGACGCAATCGCAATTGATACCCCAGTGCCTTATTTGCCTTTCTTCGTCCTCGTCTGTATCGCTATCCGTATCGTAGGTTTGTATGAGATGCTTTGTTTCTACACCGACTGTATCGTAGTAGATGCTTTTGCGGGTATTCAACATCTTCACGGACAAATCGTAATACATTTTAAGATTCTCGTTTTTCTTCATAACCTCAAAGGGCATCACAATCTCATCGTCCATCTTGCGTCTATGCGTATAGTCATTTATCATTTCAATATATATGTTCGAACCATTCTTGATAAACAATATATAGTAGGGGTTTCGGTTGTGATGATATTTATATGCCGAAAACTCCAAATCCCCGATGGGATGTTCGACGAAACGAGCGGATTCTTCGACGACGTTCGCAATCACAGCATCGGTCATTTTTGAAAGGTCTGAAAGGTCTCTTGAAGGTCTGAAAGGTCTCTTGAAGGTTTGAAAGGTCTCTTGAAGGTTTGAAAGGTCTCTTGAAGGTCTGAAAGGTCTCTTTGTTTGAAAGGACAGGGGCAACAGAGTAATGGTGCGTGATTATATTAATTAACACGCTCAATCATTTTTTATTATTCAAAGAGCAGTTTATGACATATTTATCCTTATATAAAAAACAAATAACACATAAAGATACAATATACTCCCTTGCGGTCCTTACGATGCCTTACGGTCATAATTGGCGACAATGGCTGATTCTATCAAACGAGGGACGCCACCATCATATTTTACAAACGCATTAATCTTCTTCATAAAATCACTTATTTTTTCCTCCGTATCCGATATATAATTGTAATTGAATGGGTTGATTTTGAAATAGCAGTTCGGGTTAAACGAGTCCGACGAGTCGGACTGCGAAACTCTCATATTCTTCCATACAGTATCACAACTGATACACCAATGCCTATATGTTTTCTGATATTCGTCGTATTCGCTTTCGTCGCAAGTCGGCACCATATCCCTTGTTTCAATTCCTTTGGTATCGTAATAGACGTTGTTCTCCGTATTCACTAACATAACCGACATATCGTAAAACTTTTTTAGATTTGGGTTCTGTTTCATAACATCGAAAGGCATTACGACCTCCATTGTGATGCCTTTTCTACACGTATGCGAGTCAATCCTTTCGATATATATATTGGCTTTGCCTCCCGTCCCTTCATTGTCCTTGACAAACAAGATAATGAAAGGCACTCGGTTATGATGGAAATGATAGGCTGAAAACTCCAACGTCTTGTCGTTATACGGGATGAACTTGGAGACGGAGATATCGGAATTGTTGAAATATTCTGACATTTCGGAATACGGTGCGTGATTATATTTTAAAAATTACTTGTCAGTTTTTAAGAGATAATAGGAAATATTTATTCGAAAACATAAAAATATATACATATACATTCCATATACCCAGCCTTAACTACATCTATATCTACAAGTTATTCACGAGGGCTGTGTAAGTTGCGGTTGCCGTCGGCTCATCGCCAAACTTAGCATCGTAGTTTGCGTTAAACTCTGCGATTTCGGCTGCGGACGCAACATTCAACACGTATAACTCTTTCAACGCTTTACTGTTAAACGAGTTATACGTGTTGCCTTTCTTCGCCTCCATATAATTTACACCCTCAATAATATAAATAGTATCGATAAAGAGATAATCCGACTCTGATTGGCACTTCTCAGGGTCTTCACTGCCGTAATATTTCGGGTCAAGGTTTGGCTTTCCGATTGCTACACGAGACATCTCATAATACGCCTTTACACTCGTGTTTTTCACGAGGTCGTCGAAAGGCATCATAATCGATAGCCCTTTATGTCCGCCTTTCCCATTGCTTGACAACTCGATATATACCTTGCTACTACCGCAGCCGTCGCAGCCGTCTATCTTGACGAATACAAGTTGCTTGTAATAGGATAGCGTGTCGTTAATGTTTTTCTTGGCGATGTATTGAACTGCGGAGAACTCCATTGTATCACTTGTTATATAAGGAAATGGAATTGGATGAATCAATTTTTATATATTTTATATTAGTAAAATAAAATAGAGAATGTCAAGTGCGAAAAAAGAAAAAGTAGCAGATTTAGAGAAAATATTACAAGAATCCATATCGTCATCGTCATCGTCAGACAAGTTAGGCTTGAAAGGATTTATGAAACGTGATTTAGAAGCCATTTGTAAAGATGAAGCACTCTTTACTACGTTATATCAGACGTATAAATCCACGGAGGAACAAGATAATTTGAAGAAGGTTTGTAAAAAAATCGTCGAGAGAAAGCCATCAACGCTACTGAGAAATATACAATCCATTAAAGATATAGAAGGATTAATCGTAAAAACATATCAAGATTCGCTGGTATATAGATTAGCAGATGGGATTCCGATAGATATACTCTTATATAAGGAAATATGTAATAATCCGAACGCAATCGATTTATTAACGGAAAGAATTGCTTATGAAAACAGTTTAGGACTGGAAGAATATAATAAGTTATCGAATAAAGTAGATTGGTGGTATGTGTCGCTGAATCCGAACGCTATCGAGTTATTACGAGCGAATCCGGGCAAGATTAATTGGGGGGCTTTGTCGATGAATCCGAAAGCCATCGAGTTATTGACGGAAAGAGTTGCGTATGAAAACGCATTAGAACAGTATGAATATAATAAGTTATCGAATAAAGTAGATTGGCTATTTTTATGTTCGAACTCTGGGGCGGTCGAGTTATTACGAGCGAATCCGAACAATATAAATTGGTGGTTTTTATCTAAGAACTCTGGTGCTACCGACTTATTAGAAGCAAATCCAGACAAGATACATTACCCCAATTTATTTGCGAACGCAGGAGCGATTAAATTAATAATAAAAAGAGAGAATATAAATAATATAAATTGGGCTGGTTTATCATCAAATACAAATACAAAAGCGATTGGCTTATTTGAAGATAACCTTGACAAGATACATTGGGGTAATTTATCCCAAAATACAAATAAAAGGGCAATAATGTTGTTAGAGTTAAGATATAAAATATTTAGCGGTAAATATACGCCAATCGCATATAAAACCAGAAAATCCTTTTTATCGAAAGCGATTCAATTTTTACAAGAGAAAAAGATTAAAGAACCTACGTCGAGCGAGTGGTCGCTCAACTGGACGCATTTATCAGCGAATCCAGAAGCGATGAAAATACTGGACGCCGAATATGAAAGAGATAGCGAGAATAATAACATTGTATTGGATGCGTTATGTAAAAATCCCAAAGCGATGAGTATAATAGTAAAAGAAATAAAAGCGGGACGTATTAAAAAAGAAGGGCAATTGCGAACATTGGCGACGAACCCGTCTATCTTTACTCTTACTCTATAAGAAATAAAATAAGGGATTATAATTCGTATGACGCAGTCGCAGCGAAGCATTGTTTATGCGTTATCCATCCCGGGCGTATTGAAGACGGCGGTATGTAATCGATTGTATAGGTAGTTTTCCTTTTGTTTGAATGTTTTTAGATTATCAGGGAATCCGTAAAAGTCGATTGAATTGAAGCACGTTCGGGCTTGTGGGAATCTATCTTTCGCAATAGGCACATCATTTGAATCGTTGCCAATATGATAGGATATTTTATAGTCTATCGTTTCTGTATAGTTAGGCAACGCAGTCCAGAAGCGAAATAGTTTTCGAATAAAATCAGAATGGTCGCCCTTCCGACGTCCCGTAATTATTTTATATAAGATTCGTCTTAACTCCTTAATATGAAATCTTTTTTCTTTCGCCTGTAAAGAGTTTTGTCCTCTTATTTCTACTATTATTTTCCGTGCGAACTCTTGTAGAACCTTTTTATCTAAGCGAACGTCGTTTGACATGATACGGCTCAGTTGTGCGACGCTAACCTTGTTATTGGAGAGTAATCCTCGTATATTATAATCAAACCCAGCGAACAAACTGGCGTATCGCATATTCATACTTTTCGCCGAAAGAGGGTCATCTTTGTTTAAAAAGTTTTTCGTGATAACGTGTTTTGCTAACTGTTGAAGGAACTTGATACAATTATCTTTCGATACGGCGTATCCTTCGGGGTTTTCTTGCGTTATCGACCGTTTGCTAATCACATAATGATAGTTAAAGGTAAGTTCGGCATACTCCAAGCCGTCTATATGGTTATTGTGAATCATATTGAGATATATATTCGTGTTGTCAAATTCGCATAGGTAAATATAGAGTAGTTCGTATAAGGTGATGTCTTTTGGTTGTTTTAATAGCCCCGCAAGTATGTAGCCTGATAACTGCTGTGGTAGCCCAATGTCTTCATTCGCAACCGCTGAGGATAGCACCTTCCCGATGATTTCATATATCTGCTCGTCCGTAATGAATTCCTCCATCTCGCCATCCAGTTTTTCATACGCAGTAATAACCTTTCTAAAATTGTCGTCGAGTTCGTATGCAGGGTTGATATAGTATTTGCCTTCTTTATTATCACGTGGTTTTATAAAGGGGCGTGTAAGATGTTTGTCATCGCAAAAGAGTTCTTCGAAAAACTTTGTAAAAAACTCCCGTGCGGGTCCGCCTCCATCAACTGCCTCAAATGCGGTAATGTTAAAATTATCATCGACATTTAATATCGACACATATATCCACGAATAATTATTCGAAAATATTCCTTTTACTGGGTTATCGTGTTGCTTTCTTATGCTGTAAAAGTAGAGAACGGCGGATGCGATTGCGGAATCCTTATAGAAGTCAAAATGTTCTCTCCTAATATATTCATTATCATAATCAAACTTTATAAATCGCTCTTTCAGAGACGCTTTAATCACGTCAAGGGATACAATCGGAGGGCTATGATGTTGATTACATATCCTCTTCATTTTATCTTTAAAATATTTATAACCGTCATAGATATTCATAATCGCTTTACAAACGTCGTTATAATTGTCGCCCTCGCCCTCACCGTCTAATGTGATGGCAGGACGATATCTCGAAACCTTTTCATATCCATATATCATTCGCTTCTTCTCTAAAAACGCATTCTTAAACTTGATTCCATACGAGGATATATCCGACGGACGCATATTCGAATCAAATAGCAACGCCTTCTCAAATATCGTATTGTATTCTTCGCTGTCTCTCACGATTCCTTTGCCTGTTTTAGGGTTTATACTGGGCTGTCGCACCCATCGCAAACAATCCCCTATGCCATAGTAGTCTGGTATAGTCTTCAATACCTTCCGTTTAAACTGAATACCCGCTGGACTAATATCATACGGCTCGGCATTCGTATTAAATACCAATGTTTGTTCGAATATTATATTGTATTCCTTGGAATCTTTTATGATTGGTTTCATTGACCTCGGGTTTCGGTAGGGTTCGTATATCCAATTCGTGCATTCATCAATCGAATAGATAATACCTGTATAATCCGTTCTTTTTTTGATGACAATCGACTTATTTATAATTTCGCTACGAACGCTCTCAGCACCCTCCTTTACAATCATATAGTAATAGGGTTTTAAGTTCATATCTTCAACTTTTATATACGTATTCTTCGCAATCTCCGTAGGGATATCAAGCGACCGCAAATCATCCTTGCTAAGAAAAACATAAAAAGGCAGTTGCCCGTTCGTTCCCATAAAGTCCTCAATGATAGCCATTCTCAATTTTTCATTGATTAGTTCGATGCCTTTTTCTGGTTTCTTCGTGCCGACAATCTTCCATTTCATTTCAAATTGCGAAGGCGTTCGAATAGACTTTTCTCTGTTTCTCTTTATGGCAGCATTGACGGTCGCAATCAATGCGTCGAAAACCCGATGCCCTAATGTGGTTATCATACGTGGCACTAAGTTCGTGTCATACTGATAACTCAAACATAATAGGCGATTGTAGAGAGGCGAATCAATTTTAATGCGTTCAAATGTTCGTGGATTCATAATAGGTATCATTACCCACTCTTTACATTCTTCAAGTGTAAAATTATTATTAGCGTTATCAGCCTCCACCGATATGCGACGATTTTCTATTTTTATACTCGTGATAACCTTCATCCCTTGTGGCAACGGCTGTTGTTTTACGCGCGGTCTCCCAGATAATATATTGTAATAATCATTGCGATATGTTTCGAGGTGCGCGGGTTCTCTCGGGTCAAGATTAACACCCACTATCCTAACCGCATTTCGCTCGTTAATCACGTCATCTACAATATCGAATAAATATAGTCTTATTCGAATATCTAATGGTGGCGTATATGCGTATATATATTCGATTAGGTGCGATGATATATTCAATAACAATTTGGTTTTTTTGAAATATGTTATGTTATTCACATAGGAAGGATACTCAATCGAGGACGACGGGGTGATTGAAGGGTCTAAGAGTTGCAAGTATATATTGCGAACATATATCTTTACCAATTTCTCGATATTATCGAACTCTTTTTTGTATTCCTCTTGCCCCTTGGTATCTTCAATGTATTTCTTAATCGCATCTGTAATCGTCTTTATGTCTTCTGAGGTATAAGATTTTACAATATTATTTATTAATGTTGTCCCGTGTTCCACTTCATCCGACAGAGAAACAAAAAACGTCCGAATACTTGTAAAAAAAGAGTCAGGCTGTGAAGGCTGTGAAGGCTGTCTTTGCGTCCGTCGTTGCGTCTTCCTGAACGGATGATATTCCTTTATTAATCTTTCTTCCTCCTGATTCTCTAACATCATATCCATTAGTTTTCTTTTTTCTCCCTGACTCATACTTTTATCCGATGACGAAGATACGCCGAATGTATTCTTTTTAACCTTCATTTTCGGCAAATCGATAGTTCCTATCTCCTGATGTAAAAAAAAGTCGTCTGTCTTTTTCATTAACGCCAAGCGGTTTTTCACATTTCGAATAATCGCATGTATAGAATTATAAATAACTTTATCCGACGCGTCTATTGGCTTGTCATCTAAAACCGCTGGTGTCGGCAATCCATATTGTAGGGTTGTATATATTAATTCTGTATATGTATTGTCGTCCATCACAATCGCCTCATTTGTTCGTGGATTTACCAAATGATTCTTAGCCCACGCTTTGCATTGCTTCATCGTAAAAGGTGGGTCTGAATATGTAAAGTTGTCGTATGCGTATAGACGCAAGGTGTTGTTTCGCTTGAACTCGTTAATCCGCTCGATTATTTTTTGTCTCAATTCAGAATTATAAAAACACTTACGTTGCACCTTATGTAAGATGTCCTTTGGATTTTTTGGGATTTCGTCATTCAATATAAGCCGTCTGATTTTTTGTATTCTATAAAAAGCGACTGCTTCTTTTTCGAATGGCGAAAAACTCGGGTCTTTTATCCATAATAAACATTCGTCATCTGTTAAATCGAATGGCATTCTTATCTATATAAAGGATTTATTTTGTTCTGTTTTACTTTTTACATTACAAAAAATGATGAAGATTATAGCAAGGCTTAACACAAACGAACAAACAATGAACGGCATCATCAACGCAAGTGGCAACTACGCATATCACAGATTCACAAATGTCGAATTCACTGGTGTTTTCGCTATGAATGCGAATGTGTATGCGAATGGAACTATCGGAGACTATCACCTTTTCATCAAATACGGAGATAAGGTCTATATGGAAGTGAAGGGAGTCGGAGAGGTCGTGCTTTCATTCGCCGAACTTCAAAAAAACGAGCAGTGTAAGCAATGGACGCAGTGGACGCAGTGGAAACAGTATTACGACTTGTCGCTTCTACTCATAAACGATAAGAATGGGGTAGTGAATGACCTCGTATATAACAGCGACAGTAGAGATTACAGGGTGTATGAAGAAAAGAGGGTATGGTGGGCTGATACGGCGTTTATAGATTATAGTATGGAAACGGAAACCAATAAGATAACCCATTTCGCAAAAATATGTTATTACAAAATCAACCCGTATGACTTGGAGAAGATGGAATATACCTCTGAGAAAAATATAGAAATATTTCAACAGATGTATAAGAATACGAGAAGCGAATTCATAGACTGTGAATTGGCATTATACAATGAACTCGCAACCGAATATCGCAATATGCGAAATATAGTATATACGTAAGCGGCGTAAGCGACTAAGAATGTGTATATGTATATTTTTATTTTTTGTTCTGTATAAATATGTTCTGTTTTACTTTTTACATTACAAAAAAATGATTGCCTTCTTTATAATATCGAACAAGAACCAATACAAGCGAACCATCGAACAAGCCAATACAATGAATGGAGTTATCAACAAAAACGGAGGTTTTTATTATCACAATGTAAAAAACGCCGAGTTTAGTGGCGTTTTTGCGGAAGACTATCATTTCTTCATCAAATACGAAGACAAGGTCTATATGGAAGTGAAGGGTGTCGGAGAGGTTGTGATTTCCTTTGACGAACTTCAAAAAAATAAGCAGTTGAAACAGTATTACGACTTGTCGCTTCTGCTCACAAAAGACAAACACAGCGTTGTGTATGATTCTATATATAGTAGCAAAAACACAAATCACTCAATAGCGTATAGTGAGCCGAGGTTCTGGTCGATTCATACATCGTTTATCGATGCCGAAACCAAGGTAATTACCGAGGGATATGCGTGTCATTACAAGATGAATCCATATGACTTGGTAAATATGGGATACACCTCTCAGAAAAATATAGAGTTATTTCAACAGAATTATGCGAAGGCATACGTTTTCTTCGAGGAGTTGGATACTTACAATTCCCTCACTAAGCAAGTGGTGTAAGAAAATGTATGTAATGTATGTAATGTATGTAATGTATGTAATGTATGTAATGTATTTTTATATTTTTTATTCGTAAAACCAAGGGACTATCGTATCTCCTTTGTCATTCATTCGAAATCCTTTAAAGTATGTATTCGACGCAAACCAATCTCGCAAGTCCCCAATGTCGTGAATGTAATCTAAGTTATATTCTGGAAACACCGACAAGACGTCCAATATACATAGAATGAAATTATATGTTTCCAAAATATTACTATAAATATCGATATGGCACTTAAACACATAGGTATCCGCAAACTCTATCCTTATTTTGTCTCGTAATAGTTTGACATCCCTGATATTTCTATATCTATCGCTCGTCCCGCTCGTAATCGCTTTGTAATGTTTGAGACTTATGAAAATATGAATGTATTGTTCGAATGTATTCTTTATATAGTTAAAATTATCCGAAGGTATCCTATCTTGTATCGGGTATATCGGAAAGTCGATATATCGAATCTTTGAATACGTTTCGTCGCATCGTATCATCTTTGATTTGTTGAGATGTAAGAAGTCTGTCTCGTTATCAGCGTAATACGTAAAGTATTTGTAATACGGGTCGCCGACATCTCGACGATTACATAAAAAGATGCTCCATACCGCTTGGCGTTTGTTAAAATGATTGTATTTGATATACGCTACTAATTTATTGAACTTGTGAAGTGCCTCCTTATTTTCTCGTATCTTGACAAGTGTTCCTTGATAGACCTTTTTATAGATGATAACGTGTATATCATCGGGCAACTCATAGAGATAATTCTTCTTGAAAAGCGATTCCATTGTAGGTAGTCTTTTACTATTCCTTTATCAATTTTCTATATAAAAATAAAACACATAGAATACAATAGATAGAATGTTCCAGACGATTACGAGACTTTATGCGATGCTTTCTGCCGTTCCCACATCAACAGACAAAGGCAGATATATCCATTTCGGTGCTACGACCATCTACTGTGATGAAAATAATGTATGTTCTGTATATTATCCAGACGTTCCCGAACCAGCGATGACTACAATGATTGTATCGTCCGCATAACTTTCTCTTTTGTGGAATCGCTAAGTGCCTCGTAGGTCTTCAAGGTTTTCGCAAAATCCACATTGATTGTATCAAACGCATCTTTTAGACGCTTGAACTTTTGTAATAATTCTTTTTCCTTTTCTAACTTGTAAAACGCATGTTCGATTCGTTCGCAAATGACATATTCGGTATATTCGCTTAGCATACTATTTTCGACGTCGATATCGACGTCATCGATGTAATCACCGAGCGACAAGTCAAAGATTTCCCGAATGTATTCGAGTGTGATTAGAGACGGCATAAAGTTCGTTCGATACGGTTCTGAACCGTATCCTGACGTCTCCATCTCTACAAAGCCGTCCGAACACAGTTCTGAACCGTATCGATTATGTAATAAGGTTTCTATTTTTGCTTTTTCAATCGCCAAATCCTTCACATACTTCGCAAAGACGCATTTATATCGATACTGATGTATGTCGTAGTTTCGTTTTATCAATATATAGTATGGGAGTTCTTCGCTCATACCTATATAATATCGAGGAGTCCCTGATGTCATCGTACAAGATATACAGTAAATGTATCCACGCATAATCTAATTATTATTATAGTAAACACAGAATCTCCTAAGTCATTTTTATTTTTCTATAATATGTTCCAAAATCATCTCTATTGGCTAAAAAATGATTCGGATGCTTGTCTATACATTAACAAGCGAACAAGCAACCAAACGAACGAAGCAAACGAACGAAGCAAACGAACGAAGCAAACGAACGAAGCAAACGAACAAGCAACCAAACGAACGAAGCAACCAAACGAACGAAGATGAACGCAACTGCTACTATCGCTACCGCAACGAACGTAGAGTGTTCGGGAGTGTTTGCCAAAAACTCCTATACGGCGTGTAGTTATATTTTGGGAAGACCTGAAACGAAGGTGTATCGCACCGACTATGTCTGCGACTATCACCTCTTCATTCGATACGGCGACAAAGTCTATATGGATGTAAAGAAGGTCGGGGATGTCATAATGTCATTTGACGAACTACAAAAAAACAAGTATTGGAAGCATTATTACGGCTTGTCGCTTATGCTAACGAACGACCTACATTCGGTTCAAAATACAAAGGAAACTGGCGGGTTCAATGATAATTGGGCTTATGAGTATAAGAGATACTGGGGAATTGATACCGCAACCATCTACGGCACACAGGAGGATACCTCAGTAAAAGAGGTGGCAAATCGAGAGAATAACTGCTATTATAGGATAAACCCGTT